ATCTCATCGGCGCGATTTCGAGAGGGGAGAAAGACACATGACCCGCGCCGAAGTAGGACGGATAGCGCTGCTTGCGTGGTTCATGGCGCTGTGGATTATCGCGGCGGTTGTGTGCCTGTCCAGCTGCCTGACCGCAACCAAGATCGGGCAGTGGCAGAGGATGGTGTACGGCTGGGGGATGGATCCCAGCGCATCGAAGCCGTGCCAGGTGGCGAGCGCGGAGGCGTCCGCATACCTCGCAAACGCGAACCAGCGGCTCGCAGAGGCAGGCAAGCTCACAGACATGGCCAGTGACAGCCAGGCCAAGCAACTCGTTACTAGCGCCGCACTGGCTTGCGGCAAGGTGGTACCATGACAAACGGCGAAACGCACAAGTTTTTGCTTTACTCCGCCATGAGGCGTTGCCGATACGGAGTCGCCGAACTGCGTCATACTGTGATCGCGGCTGACGTTGTCGGTCTCGATGAAACATTTGGACATGATGCGAAGTCATGCAACGGCCCTGTTTCCGAGGGGCTATGGATGGCGGATTTCCAATACACCGAGGAAGATGATGGGGTTCGCCTCCATTGGAAAGCCACCCAGGTTTCGGACTGGGTGCGCCTGACCGCCGCACAGGCCGATGCACTTGCGCAAGGCAAGACGTTCGCCGAAGTGGTGGCAGCATGAGAAACCCCTCCGCCATCATCACCGCGCTGTCATCGTTGTGGGAGAGACTGAACGCCTGGCTTGGCCGATCGCAGGCTGAGCAGGCAAAAGCGCAAAATGAGGAGATCCAGCGCATGGCCATACGATCCACGCGGAGACCGTCGTGAGTAAGGCTGTGAGACTCCGTCCATTTTTTAGCTACTACGGCAGCAAGTGGATCATGGCTCCCTTTTATCCACCTCCGATTTTCGACCGCATAGTCGAGCCATTTGCCGGGAGCGCCTGCTATGCCCTGCTATATCCATCTTGCAAGGTCACGCTTTGCGAAAGTAACCCTGTAATTGCTGGGATCTGGCGCTATTTGCTTGCAGCCAGTGAGCAGGAGATAATGGCGCTACCAGATATAGAGGACGGGCAGACGGTACGCGATCTTACTGTGTGCCAGGAAGCGCGTGACCTAATAGGATTTTGGATACGAAAGGCGCAGTCGCGACCCGGACTTTCGCCGTCCCCATGGATGAAGGCGAACGCTTGGCGCGGGTTTTGGGGGGAGCACGCTCGCAAGCGAATAGCTTTGCAGCTGGCGGCAATTCGACACTGGCAAGTGATCGAAGGCGACTATCAGAATTCCTCCCAACCCTGTAACGCCACCTACTTTGTGGACCCTCCCTATGTGCGCGGAGGCCAGTTCTATCCGCACGGCAGTAAGCGCATAGACTATAGTGTTTTGGCAAAGTGGTGCTTAGGACTACCTGGGCAAGTCATCGCCTGCGAAGCAGAGGGCGCGACCTGGTTGCCATTTTCCCCTTTACGCACCGTGCGTTCAGCGGCCTCGAGAGGAAAAGTAGGACGATCCCGTGAGGCTATCTGGACCTCATCACAAACAGAGAATGCACTATGAACCTCAACCCCGCCCCCGCCATCATCACCGCGCTGTCATCCTTGTGGGACCGCATCAACCAGTGGCTTGGCCGATCGCAGGCTGAGCAGGCCAAACAGCAGGACGAGGAAGTGCAGCGCATGGACCGCGAGCTGCAAGAGAGAGCAAAGGAGCCGACCAATGAGCGATGAGAAACTGGCAGCGGCGCGCATGTCAGACGCCATGGGCAAACTGCAAGACGCACTATCGCGGCTGAAACTGGCCGCTGAAGAGCTAGCCATCGTGGATGCTTCGTTGATTGGGAGCGACGCGCACCGCCGCCTGATTGTCGAATCGAGCGCGCTGAGGCCAATCGAGACAGCCGACGACATCCGCAGCCACCAGGCACAGGCGGTCGAAATCGCCGCCATGGCTGCCGACGTGGCCAAGTGCGCGAAGGCCGTCAAGGGCAAGGCTGCGTTTCTAGGGCAGGCGCTCGGGTCTGTTTACAGCTCGGAGCTACTGGAGGGCGACCGCGCTCGCGAGAAGGCCCTTGACTCCATGCAGCAAACGAACTACAAGCACCACGTTACTCACGCCTCGTTGGTTTGAGTTTCTGCTGTAATCCGAGCGCTCGACCTAGCCCGTCGGGCGCTTGGCTTTTTCTGAATCGGTAGCTCAGTGGTAGAGCGGCGGCCTGTTAAGCCGTTGGTCGTGGGTTCAACTCCCACCCGGTTCTCTGAGTCGATAGCTCAATTGGCAGAGCGCCGGTCTCCAAAGCCGGTGGTTGCAGGTTCGATGCCTGCTCGGCTCGCTTGATACACACAAGACCGCATCAGGCCGCGACAAACGCCAGCGCCTCCATCCGCAACGCTGAGCAGTTAGCGGCCCAAAAGGGATCTGCTCGGCTCTTGCGTTCTGCAAGGCTGTCCATGTTTGCGCTGATACTGCTTTTGTTGTTCGTGGGCTGTGGGAATCCTCCCCAGCCTCATCCACCGAGGCCGCAAGTGTGCGGATTACTTGGTGACCCATGCGACAAAACAACCCCTTGCTGTCGTGCGGTCAACGGCGCTCCGATCGAGTGCTTTGATGGCGCGTGTGAGTACAAGTGATGAAACGAATACTTCTAGCTCTGCCGGTCCTGATGTTTTTTGCTTCGACCAACTGCGACGGGGCCACCGTTCCGGCCTGGACATGCGTGGCACCCGAAAACCCCGATCCGTGCGGAATGCAAATTGTCGTCCGTGGGTCGATTAGCCCACGACCTGATGGGTCGGTGGATGTGTACGGGCTCAATGTGCTAGGTGCAGTTAAGATCGGCGGAGGTGCCAGCCCATTGATCGTGCGCGTAGCTCTTAAACGACCGCTCACTGCCAGCTCATATCAGGTGCTTGTTACTGGAAACTCTTCCAGCGGGAAGGCGTTCAACGTCCCACGATACGGAAAGCACGACGGATACTTCGATGTGGTAGTGCCAGATGACTGGGATAACTTCGATTTCGTAGTGGTGGGGCTGTAGCTACTGGCGTCCAGTCACTACAATGTCGAAGTTGAGCACGTTTGTTGATGGATTCGATGGACACAGAACCTTGACAGAAGCGGTTAGCTTATCTCCCTGAAGGATTGCAAAGTTACCCCCTCCGGTTCCTGTGTCGTATCCAGACACAACCGCCTGATACTTTCCAGCCACAGACATTGCATCTACAAACGTAACCTGAATTTTGTTGCCACCGACAATTGCAGCGCCAGTCACTCCTTGGTCATCCTGCACTGTTATACCACCGACTCCGTCGGTGGTAATCGTGGCAAGCATGCGCGCCGTGTTGCATGGAGCAACCCGATCCTTGATCGAGCTACCAGCCACGGCATGGACCGGCGTAGTCCACTCGGAGTAACTGCCGTGCATGGTGTTTACAGATCCACCGATTCCCGCTGCGACCGTCTGATCAGCGAAAACATGAAGGTCTGTATGCACGCTTCCAATACACTCGACGGCATAGCCGGTGCCAGTTGCTTCTGCCTTCAATCCGTGGCCATCGGGCGCACCGCCCTTGCAGTACGCTCCCTCTGGGCTACCGCCAGCGCCGCCGTAAAACTCGCCACCCTTGCCGGTCGCGCCGCCTGTACCAAGCACACCCGAGAATGCAAGCGTCCCAAGCCCGGACACGCCAGCGGCCCCGCCTGCTCCTCCGGTGGCCGTTACGCCAGCGCCCACGCCGCCGCCAACAAATGACCCGCCTACAGACCCAGATCCGCCTTCACCGCGCACGCCGATGACACCGATTGCAGTGCCCTTGCCATAGAGTGCATAGGTGCCAGCGCCGGACGATTCGGCCTCGATACCGTTACCAGCCGCGCCGCCGATACCCTTGATCGCCGAGCCACTGCCGTTGCCGGTGGCAAGTATGGCGCGGGTATTGAGCACGGACGCAGTGAAGGTCTGAAGCTTGGTCCAGGTGTGGCTTTCCGTCTCGAATGCGTCCAGCCACAGCAGCCAGTTGTAGCATTGGAGTAGCAGCCAGTTCTTCCACTGCGCAGGCGGTTTCTCGGCGACGAGCCACCCAATGTCTTTCTTTCCACTCGGTGGCTCGGATACCTTGGACGGATCGCCCGCGACGGTGTCAGCCCATCGGGGAAGGGTCGAGGATAGTGGTTTAGTGGCCATTGATCGGGCTCCAAAAAGTGGTGGTCACGTTACGGTTCGGGACGTACATCGCGATGGAGTCCTCTGCATTATTGACACAGGCACCGCGCTTGCACACCGATGGTGGTCGGCAATCTCGGTCGCTCTCGCAATCTCGCTTGCATATCTCAGCCTGACGCATGGCGTGGATCTGCTGACCGGCGAACGCTGCGCAACACATTAGGCCCGTGGCCAGCGTCAGCATAAACACCAGACTAAGCGGCGGGATGCTGTTGATGTCCTCGCGCTGCTTGTCGGTGATGGCTGCCAAGATGGCTCGCTCTTTGGCTCGCCGGTCGAAGTAGCGAACGATGAGCGCCACCGTCGCAAAGATGCCGCCTAGTGTTGGTAGTATGAGGTCAAACATGATGCTCCTAGATGACACCGACGAGCGCGCCGCCGGTCGCTGGGTTGGCGTCGTCTCCCCACCCTTTGCCAACCGAGGCCGGATAGGTGACCATTGCGCCAATCGCGTGTAAGTTTGCTGTCGCGGGAAATCCTGACAGCGTCGTCGGGGTTTTGGTGGTGTAGGCCAACGTCTCGGACCCGGCCAGTCCGTCGTCTATCACAATGATCCCCGCAGCCGGGAAATCCGACGTATCGGCCACGGTAAACGAGGTGACGCCAGCCAGGGCAGCCGCAGTGAGAGGGCTTGACGTGGCGGTGACAAAAGCGTCTGCGTCCGGTGTCTCTTGCCATCCGAAGCCTGAGCCAATGGCTGCCCCGCGAGCCTGCTTGATAAACGAGCTGTAGATCTGCGCTTGTGTCGGCGTGATGGCGATGCCGGTGATCCGCAGCACAAACGCCGCCGGGTAGAACTCGGTGAGCTTGATAGCCGCCGATGGAAGCAGCACTGACCCAATGAGCAGCCGGACCACGTCAAGAATGTCTTCAATGGTTCCATCGCTGCGATTGACTCGGATGCGAGCTCGAACGCGCAGCCGGTAGTCAGCATCTAGCGCGCCCTGCCTCGGCTCACCCACGATCTTCCCGAGCACGTCGAGCGCCCAGCCGATGGCCGTCTCGACTCCAAACTCGGTGAGCAACTGCCAATAGGCGTTTTCGATGGCCTGATACTGCGCTGCCTCGCCGCGAATGATGGCCGAGATCCTGGGCTTGCGGAACTCCTCCGCCAGCCGGGCCAGCATCTTGCCTTCATGGTCTAGCTCATGCTGCACGTCGCCCATTACGGAGTCCCCGCTACGGCTGTAACCAAGATGCGCGCCGAGTCAAACAAGGCCACTTCGCGGATTCCGATCGGAATGTCCGCAGTCCCGACAGGGGCAGGCGCTGTGCCCAAACGGATGGCGGTCACGTTGAGCACGCCGGGCACCACGTCAACCGCTGCGCCGATACCCCAGCTGGTAACATCCTTGCCGAGCGTGTAGCCGTTCGCCGGTGTGAGCGCTGCAAGGATGGCCGCGTTTACTTGCGCTGGCCCGTCGAGTGGCCACGTTGCCGCGTTGTAGGTCACGTCGATTTCGATCCAGATCGAGTAGCTCGTCGGGCGCGTAAACTTGATGATGTGCGAGATGCCCGTCGAGTCCGTGACGGTTCCTGAAACGGTTCCGTGCGGTCTGATTCCGGCTGGCTTGGTCTCATAAATCGACTGTCTGATATCCGCGTCGAGCCCACCGAGGACCACAGCTTCAAAGCTGTGCGGTGGGATTCCGTTCACGTCCACCACGTCGGTGTAGTTCTCGAATACGATGCAATCGACGACAGCGTTTGCCGTACCCTGATTGACTTTTAGAAGGTCCGCTCGCAGCGCTGGCAAGGGACCATTACCACGGCCTGCAAGCTCTGCCTGTCTGCGGTTACGCAAAGATGCGTCCGTTTCGACATACGCGCCCACTAGGGCATCACTCATGTTGCGGACTGACAACCATCCGCTGACAGGCGATTCGATTGACGTGATCTGTCCTGTGAGCGCTGCGAAGGGGCCAGGGTCCAGGGAAGTAAAGGCGACATCAGCCGCCGCCGTCCCATCGCCCACGTAGGACCATGTGACCGTGCCATCGGAAATCACCGACGCGGTTCCACTTGGACCCGTCCCGACAAGCGCAGATGTTCCACCGACAATCGCTTGGTATACCCGAGCAGGTGCCGCGCCGTTCTTGACTCGGTCGCCCAGTGCATAGACAGTGTTGACGGTCCACGCCGAGAGTGCAACTAAGGTCGCGTTCGCGTCGGTACTAAACCTAGTCCCTACCAGGGGGATTGATATCGACGATCCGGATGGGACCACGGTAGCCGGGTCGCCCGTGAGCGCGGCGGTTCCGACGGTTCGCCGTTCCTGGTTGCGGGTGGTTCCGGTGATGGCGCACAGGATGTCCAGCGCTCTGCCTGTCGCGTTGTCGGGATCGAAGCTCGACCCGAGCGCCTGTCCGATTTCCCAAAGCTCCGCCATCCGTTCGGCATGCAGCCCGATTCGCTGCCCGGCTACCGAGTCCGCAGGGATAGAGCCGTCGGGCTCGCTGCCAAGCTGTGCGCCGAAGGTTGACTTGTAGACAGTATCAAGCTCCTCTTTGATGACTGTCTGCGGCTTAGGGACAAAGCCCTCGGGTAGGAGTCCATAGCTAGGCATTCGGGAGCCCCGTTAGGTTGATTCCAAGCTCGCCAAGGTTGGTCGACGCTTTGAAGTTTACGGATAGAGTGCGAGCGTAGGCGCTGAATAGGAGGTCAAGAAACGTGACCTCATTGATTCCAGCGACAGACAAAATCGCGTCGCGGAATATCTCGCGGATACGGATCAGGTTCGGGTTCTTGATGATGATCTCCTCGTACCAGGGCAGCCCGGTTTCCTCGTCGAGAAACCACTCGCCCTTGAAGAATCCGAGCCGCAGCGTGACTTGCTGCTTGATTCCGGGTAGGTCTCCGGTCATCGCAAGCCCGGTCGCGTCGGCGTATTCGTCTCCGTCCTCGTCGAGTCCGAAGTCGGTGATCTTTTGGTAGGTGGTCATTTTTTCACCTTCACCGATGTGCTCTTGAGCGTCGGAACGGTAGGAGCTGGCACGGCTGGCGGACCCGCAACTGCGCCCGCCACCGGAAGCGTCAACGCACTGAGCCAGATTTGGAGGTTTTGCAGATAGGTCTGTATCGCATCGCCGAGCGCAGCGAACTCAAGCTGCGCCGCTGAGTTGCTACCGATGCTTATCAGCGACGGGTCGACGTGGATCTGTAGCCCATCATCCTTGCCAAAGGTCGCCCGGTCAGTCGGAGCGCTCGACAGCGCATGCCCGAAGTCACGGAGCCCTGGTAGAAACACCGCGTCAGTCAGATCGTGCCGCCGGTCGTCAGCGGGGTCTACTGTGCCGCCAGAGACAAGCCACTTATCAAGGCTGGCCTCGGTGAACACGATGAGCCCAGTATCGCCTACGGCCACCGGGAAGGTAATTCGATAGCCGCCGCTTCCTGGGAACTTCACAGGGACGGCAGGAATCACGGGCAGCTCGCGAGATTGAGCAGCGCCGCTCTCGTCCGTGTATCGCTCTTTGATGAGCGGCTGGATGTCGGCCTTCTGTGTGGTGGAATCGTACCTGATGACCTTGCCAGGCAGCGACGTGTGCAGATCGGATACGAGCGACTCTCGAAACCGTGCGAGCAGGTCTTGCAGTGTGGTGTTGCGCGTTGTCACAGGGTCGCTCCTTCGACTGACGTATACCAGTCCTGACCTGCGGTGTCTCCGCTGTGCTCGACCTTCGCGCACTTGACCGAGACGCCCAGGGGGAACCGCTCGCACTGGATCTGCACCTTGGCACCCGGCTTGATATTTGCGTTGAGCAGTGCCTTAAACTTGAGCTGAGGCTTGCCGCTTTTTTCGAGCGGTGCGCCAAACTCAGGTGAGCCAATCAACCCGGAGTCTGGTGTCAGTAGTGGCACGTCTTGCCCGCTGACTTCGGAGGCCGACAGGATCACGAGCTGCTCGTCTTGTATCGACCACTCGTAGCCGGTGCCCTTCAGTACCTTGTCGAGTTCGCGGCTCACTGGCCCCGATAGGACAATCCCCTGCTCAAAGCTCCCTGGGATTGCAGCCGCAGCCCGTACGGAGTTTCCCAGACCGAGACCAAGCTTGGCCGACAGCCGCTTGATCACATCGGACTTGCTCGCCTTCGGTCCCAAGCTCTCAGAGATCCGTGCAAACTGAAACGCCCGCTCGCCGTCTCCGGACTTCAGGACCGTCCGCCAGTCCGCTCCCTCGCGAACGTGGGACACATGCCGCACGTCGCCTTGGAATATCTGCTTGACCCCGGTATCGACGTAGCCGCACTCCAGTACGAACTTCACGCCCTTGGTTTGCAGGGCTGCGCGTCGGGTCGGCGACAGGTTGGTAATCGTGACCTCTGCCGTGTTCGGTTCCTTTGATGAACTTCTTTTGACAGAGAACTGGACCCGCAAGTCCTTGATCTCTGTCACGTCCGCCGTCAGGCTCTTGTAATCCTCTGCTACTCGGTTCGCGATGAGCAGCCGAACGCGCCTATCTTGTAGCCGCTGGTCAGCCACCGGACGCCACCACCTGCATGTCTGCCAGCGTCCAGTATCGCAGCCGGACGCGGTCGCCTAGCTCGCCGTAGCCAGGCACTCGGGTCACGGTGTCCAGGTTGTAGAGGTCTTTGCCATCGATCCAAACCGGGTCGCGCTCGGAGTTCGCCGAGTCCACGAACACAAGCATACCAGCCGGTCGACGGGGGTCCGTGCATTGCAGCACGCCGATAGGCCAGCCGACGACGCACTTCAGAGAGCCCTGAATGATCGATTCCTCAGCGTCGTACATGTGCATGTAATACGCCGATTCGCGAGTGTTCCAAACG